ACCTCCCATCATTGCCTCGGACATTTCCTCGGTCGTGCCTTTTGCGCCGTCCATAGCGCCTTGGACATCTTCAAAAGAACCGCCGAGAGCGCCTATCACGTCAGTCATTGACGTGCCTTCGTCTGCAGCATGGTTCAGCTTACTCGCAAATACACTCGCATCGCCTCCGCTGTTCTTCAAGGCGGAATCAAATTCGTCACTGGACACACCGAGTTTTTCGAATTTTGCTTTTAAATCATCAACGGATTTTCCGTTATCGGCGAGATTTTTGGAAAACGACTCGATGGTCATACCTGCGCCGGAGAGGTCATCGTCAAGAGCCTTGACATCTTCCGGAGCGGTGTTGATCAGCGCGAGCCATGGCGCCATCTGGTTCTTGCCAAAAATTGCAGAAGCCGCCGCAATCTGCTCTGACTCTGACAGATTGCCGAAAGCGTCATGCAGTTCCTTCTGGATCTGCGTGGAGTCCTTCATAGTTCCGTCTGAGTTTGTGACGGAAATACCGAGTTGCTTCATTGCGTCGGCGGCTTCTTTCGGCGGCGAGACAAGCCTTGCAAGGCCTGTTTTCAAGCTGTTTGCCGCCTGCTCTGCATCGATTCCGGCGTTAGCCATGACGCCCATGTACAGAGCCGCGTCATTGACGGAATAACCCGCCGCGGAGAATACGGGAGCCGCAACAGACATTGCATTAGACAGGCTGTCAACATCCAGAGCGGAGTTATTGCATGCCGCCGCAAAAACATCTGCATAATCGCCCGCCTCTGAAAAACTCCCGCCAAACCCATTGATGGTCGCAACCAGTCCGGCCGATACGGTATCCAGATTGCCGCCTTCACCTGCCGCAAGATTCATAGCCGGGGCAAGTGCCGCCGCGGCTTCCTCTGCGCTAAGTCCTGCACGAGCAAAGTTCAGCGATGCTGTTGCCGCGTCGTTCATTCCAAACGTGGAATTAGCCGCCGCGTCCTTCATGGCCTTGTTGAGCAGTTCGGCCTGTTCCGCACTGTTGCCCATGGTCTTGTTGGTGAGCTGCATGGTCTTGTCGACCTCTGCAAACTTCGCCACGGCAACACCGCCGGCAGCAACAAGAGGCACTGTCAATTTCTGCGTCAGATTAGTGCCGATTTCCGTAACTTTGCCGCCTACATCTTTGATCGCGTCGCCCGCCGCCTGCATCTTGGAGCCGAGCACCGACGCCGCCGATGCTGACTGCGATTCAAGGCTTTTTAGCTGATTCTCAGTGTCGATGATCTCACGCTGTAAGGCGTCATATTTCTCCTGTCCGATATCGTCAGGAGTAACTTTTTCCGAGGCTTCTTTGAGCGTCTGCAGGCGCTCTTTTGTCTCCTCGATCGCCTTTTTCAGCATCCCCTGCTTCTGCGTGAGCAGTTCCGTGTTGGACGGGTCAAGCTTGAGCAGTTTATTTACATCCTTGAGAGATGATTGTGTTTTACTGAGACTGGAGTCTACTTTTTTTAGCGACTGCTCCAGCTTTGTGGTATCGCCTCCAATCTCGATCGTGATACCCTTAATTCTTCCTGCTGCCATAAACTGCTCCTGTTAAAATCTGTCAAAATCTTCCTGCGATGCCTCGCGGACAGGCTCTTCTCCCTTTTCCCTGTCGTTGAGGGATTCCGTCCATAAATCAATCACCATGCCGATTGTCAGTAATTCCAAATCACGTATCGGCAGGCCAATCTCGAGACACCGCAGGTGAAAGAGTGCCGTCGTCAGTTCACGGCTGGAACCGCTTATTTTTTTTTAGGCACAACATCGGTCTTCATGTTGATATTCCACATCTCGAGGATATCCGGTAGGACTTCATAAATGGAAAACATCTCGAAGTCCTCGAGCCATTCGTCGATATTGTCCGGAATAGTCTTGTCTGCGTGCTTTGCCATGATGTAGGCAATATTCTCAAATACCTCAAGGTCGGTAATCTCGAAATTGCCGCCTTTTTTACTCTTGGTGTTAAAGGACTTCTCCAGCGCGGACAGATCCCTAAAGATATCCCGCCCGAACCGGACGCGGTACAGCCTCGGAATTGCCGCACTGGAGCGGAATGTTACCTCTTTGCCAGATACAGTGATCGTGCGTTCTGTCATTTATCTCCCTCCTCTTATGATCATTCGCCCTCAGCCTGTGGCCCCGGGTGTCGCAGTCTCGAGTGTCGGCACATAGACTTCGTTATACCAGCCTTCATATGTAGCCGTCGCAGTGGTATCGCCGGTCTTGGACTTGACCAGTCCGTCTGTCCTGGGCTTGCTCGTGATGGTCAGACTTTCGGTCTGAGGCTCGATGTTCTCCTCCTTGGTCTTAGATCCGACTGCGGGACGAGCAACAGCGCAGTTATACATGACGTGGCGGACCGCCTTGACATCTCCGGCAAACTCAAACAGCAGGGCAAATTTGACCGCTTCTTTGCCGTCAGATGTCTCGACAAGCACACCGTTGCTGTCCTTGGTCTCCTGCAGGATATCAGTACGGAACCACTCGGGGATGAGTGCGATCTCAAGGTCGCCGGAATATCCGTTATTGCCTGCGGACACATAATATTCGCAGTCATCACCGTAAAAAGGTTCCGCTTCGCCCTGCGCTTCCAGGGACAGGCTTACAGCGCCGGGGATTGCGACGGGTGTGGCGTAGGTGTAGGCGCCGTCTGTCTCTGTCTGGATTGCGGCATGTACGTTTTTAAGGCCGTATTTGATTTTGTTAACATTAGGCATTGATTAAAACCTCCGTGTTGTATGTGACCATGTACATCTGCTCGGAATCGATAAAAATCTCTGACCGGGAAAATGTAAGGCCGTTTGCTGTCAGGACGGATTCGACTGCCGCCTCCAGCGCAAAATTTTTGTTGTCTGTGTAGAGTTCTATCGTCAGGGGACGGATGGTCTGATAGTTGATGTTGTCAGCTTTCAGGTCGTTCTCGCCATCGTAATAAAACGTAATAAAAGGCGGCTGTTGTCCACTGCCCTCTTCGAAATGATGATAGGCGTATGGGATACCGACCGCCGAAATCATCTGTGATATTTCTGCATAGGTCATCTTGTAGCCACCTCTTGTATTGCTCTCTCGATTTCTGTGATGATTTCCGTCTCAACAGGTGCGATGTGAGTCCTTCCCGGCACTCTCCCGCCTCCGCGTTTGGCGTGCCCGTTTTCGAGCAGGTGAGGAAGTCCCGGAGTCCTGTTGTAAATGGTCGCAACCGACCCGAGGCGCCTGTATTCGCTTTGATAAGTCCACCCTTTGGCGTACTTACCGGAACCGCCGAACGAACCTGCAGAATTGCCTCGGACTGCTTTGGCACCCTTCTGCGCTATCTTTGCAACAGCTTCGCGGGTGCCGTTTGCTACATCTTCCCCGTACTCTTCCAGTATCTTGTGCAGTTCGCTCTGCAGTTGGTCGATGGGGATTTTCTTAGCCATTCGTCCCGCCTTTCCGCTCACAGTAGAGCTCCACGGTGCCGTTGTTCGGCCGGTAGGTACGATAAACTGCATACCGTTCACCGTTCCGAATGAGTATGGCCTGCCCGCTGTAATCCAGTTCTGTCATAACAAAGCGGAAGGATGGATTTAAACCATTCCTCCCGCCTTCAAACAGTTCTGTTGCAGTCACAGAATCATAATATCCGTATACGGTTTTTTCTGTTTCTGTCGGTCTGCGGACTCCGTATTCATCCAAAGCATAGACGGCAGATACAAGGACCGCTGTGTCAGGTATCCTCATTTCCTACCGCCTTCCTCAACTCATCCACCTGCAGACGATAATCCTGCATGTTGAGCTGTATATCATTCGCGTCGATGCCGAACCGGGACCGGGCAAAGGACCGGACGCAGCCAAGGACGGAATAATTTGTCTCGTCCCCGGCCACATCCTCACTGACGCCCTTGCTGATCATATCGGCCCGGCACTCTTCGATGATATCCGTTATCTCCTGGATCACGTTGGTATCCGTGGAGACCGTCCGCACTGCGAACTTGATTTTATTGAGATATTCCGGGCTTACCATGCCGGGCCTCCTTTACTCGATCAGGTCTCTGCAGCCTGCTTGATGACCTGCATGCCGTGAAGGGCAACAAGGTCAGCGTTTGCTGTCTGAGTGCCCTTGATGCCGATCATGTTGCGCTTGAAGTAGTCGCCGCCTTCGTCGGTCTCGACTGCGTAATTACCCCACATGGGCATGTCGATGGTAGCAGGCTGGCCATAGAGCTGTGTGCCGGCGGTCAGGCCGTCGAGGATACGGAAAGCAACAGCCATGCCGCCTTCTTTGATGGTGCCGGCAGTGTTGGTCTCATCTGCGAAAGTGATCTCATACAGAGCCTTCTTCTCATTGGTGCCACGTACAGCGCCGAGAGTGGCCAGATCAGCCTGGGAGATATAAAGCTTGCAAGCACCCTTGCCCTTGATGGGGCGGAAGCCCAGGACAGTATTGCGCAGGAAGTTCTGATCCAGCGCTCTGGAGAAGATGGCCTGCTTGAGGCTGGAAGCCTGCACGGCTGTAAGGATCTTTGCAGACGCGAAATCGCGCAGTGCGGAAACTGCGGAGTCTTCGATCGCGCCCTGGTAATCCAGAGGAGACTGCTTTTTGACCTGCTTGCTGATCTCGTCGAGGATTCCCCACTCGGCGGGGTTGATATCGACATAGTTGAATGTTGCGCCGGTACCGCCGACAGCCTGTCCTTCGGTAACAGCTGCTGCAGCCGCTCCGGTTGCCTGATATGCGGCTCTCCATGTGCCGACTCCGTTCAGGACGAAAGCGTGTACATCGTCAACGATATCAGCTGCGGATGCAGCCATGCCATTGATCCCGCCGACCTGGGTGGGCTTCGCGATGTGTCCGGTAGACAGGAGCTGTCTGGTCTCCATGACCATTCTGCCGGTTCTCATAAATTCGTCTGCTTTACTCTCCACTTCAGGAGTAGTCACGGGAGCGGTGTTCTTTACTTCAAGTGCCATTTTTGCACGCACCTCCATCTCTTCTCTGTTGAGGCTTTCTGCCTCGGTTGTGATCTCCGCCAGGCAGGCCTCGGTTGCATCTGCGGAATTGGCCTCTGCGGTCAGTTCCTCACGTCTTGCCTCGATTTCTTTGAGGCGTTCCATATTGTCAGTCATGTGCGACCTCCTTGTGATATTTGTTAATGGCCGCCAGTGCTTTCGCTCTGGCTTCCTGTATCGCAACGCTCTTAAGTCTCTCCGCTTTAAGTTCTGCGATCACTCCGTCACAGTAGCTGCGAGCGCTGATTGCTGTTCCATCGTTGGCGGGCAGTGATACCGCCGAAACGTCGTAGAGTTTGCGCACCTTGGTAATGGTACGCAGGACATCAACGGTATTGGTCTCGACATTTTCCGTAATTTCCCGCTTGTCTTCATCGACCGTAAAGCCGAAGGACATCTTTGTGGTATAGCCGCCCTTGATTTCCTCATACAGCTGACGGCCTGCCTCTGTCCCGCCGAGATTCGCCTCCATGTGCAGGCCATGGTCGTCGGTCGATACTGCCAGGGTGCCGTTGCTGTTGCGGGCGAAGACTCTGCCCTGATGGTCATACTGCATGATAACGTCAGACATATCCGTCTCATCGAAAGCGTGAGGATCCATCTGCTCCCGGACCGTATAGCCGTCAAAACTGTACAGTTCATACGGCTCGTTGAAGGTAGAAGCGTACCCTTCGACGGTGTAGGACTTCTTTTCGTCGTCCTTATCGTCTTTGTCGGGTTCCTCTTCTTTGTCGTCCGGCTCTTCCTCTTTGGGTTTGTCCGGCTCTTCCTCCTCGGACTTCACCCGGATCGTCATCTGCCGGTATTCCCTGCCGGAGTCAATCTTCTCCAGAATCTTGTCTATCTTTTTCTTTTCCATCGTCTTTATCTCCTGTATCTGTATCGGGTGCGGGGTCTGCAGGTGGCTTGCTGTCATCTCCGACCTGATACTTACTCATGTCGGTGGATTTGATGTAGTTGAGCGATACATAAGCAACATCGCCGTCATCTGTCGGAGGGTATCCGAGCAGTTCAAGATACTGGTTTTTTGTCAGCAGGCCGATCTCCTTTGTCGAATTGATAATGTTCAGCTTCGTGCCCCATGAAGCACCTGTTGCCGCGCTGGATGTGACCATGATGGCGTTGCCGAAATCCTGCTCGCGTCTGGTAAAGAGTGCCCTGGTAAAGGCTTCGCCCATCTCTTCCCAGAATGGTTCGACAATGGCGTCGAAGTAATTCATCATGGTCTGCTCATTCGCAGTATTATCAACGACCTCTGCCGGAGTTCTCCAGAAGGTATATAGTCGCTTTTCCAGTTCCTTCATTTGCGCGGCATTGGCCGCCCATGTCGATACCGTCAGCGGCGTGTATGCCTCTGTCGCGTCCAGAGCAACGATACCGCCGGAGCCCTCTGCCTCTTTAACCCTCTTTGCGAAGTCCTTCTGTGCCTGCTCTGCGCTCTTCGTGGCCAGCATGGCGTTTTTCTGTGTGAAGAGGCCGTGCACCTTGTTCGATACTTCCATGGCTTTCTGCAGTGATGCATACATGTTCTGCATCATCTCAAGAGAACCATCCAGAGCGTCATTCCCTCTGCCCGCGTATGTGGAGCCGTCGTATTTCCTCCGCAGGACCACAAGGTCTTCCATGTCAACGACCACCTGGGCGCCTTCAGGCGTCCGTATGGCCACGGCATAGCCCCTTCTTCCGATCAGTTCCCTGATTTCAAATTGGAGATAGACAAGAGGCCATATCTCCACCGGCTTCATGCGGTTATCCCATCGTACCCATGCAAAAGCTGTGTTAGTGACCTGCGCCTGCCATGCCATGGCATATTTAAACTCCTGCGCGGTCATCATCCGATTGGGGCGGGCGAACAGCTTTGTATAGTCACTGGTCCGTTTTATCTGCCTGATCCGGCCGTCCTGGTCTTTGATTACATGCACAATCTGCCCGCGGGAGATGTGCGTCGCATTGGTGTCCAGGATTGCCACGCAGGTCGCATCTTTTTCCAAATCGGGGTTTACGTTTACGGACTTTGTCCCGTATCCGGCCAGGTACGCCGTGCGTCCCGTCAGGCTGTTTATAAAATTTGCTAAAAATCCCATTGTCATCACCTCAAATACGGGACTATTTCGTCCGAATGGTTCTGCAGGCCTGTCCAGGCATTGAGCAGGCTGACCATTCCGTCTATTCTTCGGTTGCTCGCCGATTTGACCGGCTGTATTGACTCGATACCCTCTTTGTTGAGGGACTTGACTGCTGTATTCAACAGGCACCATCGGAGCATCGGATTATTCTGGTAGATGATTCGGTGCTCCTCAAAAGCACCTTTCAACAGTTTCATCGGATAGGTCCATGTGAACGGCCCCTGCCGGATCTTCTCCATCACAAAGCCGATTTCCGTCATCTGCGGGGCCCAATAGCCGGACAGTGCGGCGTCGTAACACACCCACAAGGGCCGGATGTCATGCTCCTTGACCATATCCACAAACCATTGCGTCACGTCGTTATAATCGACTGTCGCGCCTGTGCAGACCTTGAGCCAGCCACGTTCTGCCCATAGACGATACGGAGCCTCGCGGTCTGACCGGTGTTTGATATCTTCCGGGTTCAGCTTTGATTCCGGGATAAAATACTTCTGCAGGACATAAAACCGCTCATCATTCGGCTTCATGATCAGCAAGGTTGCACAGGTCAAATCCGTAGTGGCTGACAAATCACACCCGCCAACCGCATAAGAGTGCTCCAAAAACTCCATCGGAACGGTCTGCATGTTGACAGCCTCTTTGTAAGACAGCCATCCCTCGTTGCTGTTTTCAGGAATATTAAAATCCTTTGTCAGCACCGTGGGCAGGAAAGACGGGTCTCTCTTTGCCCTCTCGACATGCTCCGTCAGCGTCTTGATGCTCTTTATCTTTCCGAGGCCGGGATTTGCCTTCTCCCAACATGCCGGGTCTGTCCATTCCTCTCTGCTGTCCAGTTCGTACATGAGCGGGAGCAGTTGATAGTCATGGAATCCGTCATCCCACATGGCCACGTGAGCCCCATACTCATACCGGGCATCAAAAAAAGCCTCCCTGAGGAAGCCGTTCGTGGATATCATCCAGTATATAGGTTGTTCACGCTCTGCTTGAGACTGCACAAGGACATCGTACAGCTTCGAATCCTTCTGTGCGTGGATTTCATCCTGACAGACAAAACTCGCATTCAAGCCGTCAAGGTTATCCGTTTTGGCGGCCAGTTTCTTTATTTTGCCGAAATTCATCTGACAATAAATGTCTGTCTGCCGTTTACGCTCGAAGCTTCGCAGTGCCGGGGACTGCGTCATCATGTTCGCCGCCTCCGAGAATACCTGGTCGGCCTGATCCCGGGAGTTCGCCGCGCAGTAAATCTCCGGGCCGTTCTCGCCATCATTCAAAAGCATATCGTGCAGGACTGCAGCTGTCTCGGTGGACTTTCCGCATTTACGGCCTCTCAGGTCGAGCACTTCCCGAAAACGTCTGTGGCCGGTATCCTTCTCCACCCATCCGAATATCAACTGCATTTTTGCCAGTTGGAAGAGTTCGAATTTTATCAGCTGTCTGCCCGCTTTGCCCTTGGACTGCCGGCAGAATTTCTGCATGAAATCTATATGCCGTTGTCCTTTGGCCTCATTGAACACATATGGAAAATCGGCAGGCGGGGCGTCCATCCAGCCGCATTCCCTTTCGTATACCGCACGAATCTTCGCTGATGCAGGTATCTCTCCGGAGCGGATACGCTTTAGATATTCTTTTGGCCAGTTCATTCTTCTCGATTAATAAACTCCATGAGTTCCTGGGCGGCGGCCTTCTCGTCCTCGGACGGCAGGAGGGAGGCAAGCTGTGCGATCAGTTTCTGATAGGTCGCCGTGTACTTGACCCGCAGTTCCGCTGCCACACTCTTTTTGACGCCCCACTGGTTTTCGCCGTTCTGGTAGTATTCTGAGATGCCGTCCCGCATATACAGGAGATTGCATTCGTAGATCGCGCAGGCATACGATGCAGCATCGTCAATCAGGTTGACATACAGCTTCAATGTCTCAGGATCGACTGCCTGCAGTGCTTTTCGGATTGCCTTGCGATTCTTGTCTATTATCTTTTTTCTGTCAGATTCTGTCAGAATTTGCTGGAACTTCTCCATTACTGCCCTCACTTGTCAGATTTTAACTACACTGGCTCGAAAATTGCCCAGTCAGAAATTCCTGGG